TTTTCTTTGGTCAGCGATATCGGTAAATTCTTTAGCAATAATTTGGTGATGTCCCCAGTCCTTTACATTTTTGGCTTTTCTACAAACAAAATCGGGCCAGACTTCTTGCACAAAATATAAAAAATGATCTTGACAAAGTTTAATATGTTGAATCCAAAGCTTTTCAACTTCGAGCCTCATCTGTTCTGTGGTCATCAGTTCTGTCTTCATGAGCCTCCATTATAGTGATTACTAGAATTTTTTCCACCATACTGCGTGTGAGCAACTTGGTTTTTATGTGTGTATATAAAGTTCTAAGCTTTTCGCACCTTATGAAATATTTTTTATTTAAAAAGTATTTAGGATTGTATATTGAGCCTTCTAATACATGGAGCATTATGCAAACAAAAAAAAGCCCTCGCTAGGAGGGCTAAGATCTTAGCAAAGATAATTATTCAACTATACATTAAATTGGCTAGTATAATTAATTATAATTGGAAGTGCTAAATCATTATCTAGATAATACTTCTCAACTGCTTTATCATCTAGTTTCTGTTTTTTATATGCACTTATCGAAAATCTGTCAGTAATTTCGATATCTTTATTTTCTGTATCAGCCTCACATAATTTAATTAAATTACTTTGATAAGCTGAACTGTTTTCTAGCTGAGTTCTAAGTTTCTTTTTTAAATCATTAAATACTTTTGTATCAGCTTTATAATTTTTTAGATATGCAGTATCTTCAGCAATTCTCATTTGAAGTCTTGCGTCTTCTATCTGTGTTACCATTTCCATTAAAGTTTCATTTTCTCTTATTAGTTCTTGCATTGTAATAATCATTTTTAGTCTCCTATATTGTTTGAATTACCTAGTAATTCTAATCAATATTTGCTGACATTGCAAATCTTTTTTCTTGTATTTGTCAGCAAATAGTCATATAATATATATACTTTAAACCAAAATATTGGAGACTAAAAATGTCAGATGCATATGATAAACTAGAGAGTATTGTTGAGGAAATGGAGCATGAGCAAGGCCGATTATATGATCTAGCTCAAGAGCTAAAAGCCGAAGATGATAGAATGGAAAAAATCATGGTTAGCTTAAGAGTAGTTCTAAACAAGCTATATAACATGGATGATGATAATTAATCAAAAGCTCCAAGCAAAATGAAGCCCGTCAATATGATGGGCTTTTTTTATTCCAAACGCTCCAAGCAAACTCAATTATTAATAAAGATAGATATAAATATAAATGTATATAAATCCATTCACATAAAGCCGTTTTTCAATATGGTTATGGTTATGGTTATGGTTATGCAAATAAAAAGCCCTCATTAGAGGGCTTAATATGGTTATGGTTATGGTTATGGTTATGCGATTTTTTGATTTTCTTTTTTTATCTGTTTATTAATTAAATACTCAGATGCTTTTACAGCTTTAGACATTGCTTTAATAATGAAAGTATTATCATCTTTTAAAGCTTTTAGCCAACTAGATAAATATTTTAAATGGTCTTGTCTAATTGCTGTATCGTAATAACCTAAGTGTTGCATGGTAAAGACACTTGATAATTCAGCGATTAATTCTTCAAAAGCATAATCACTTGAGCCAAAATCGCCTTTCATATTTCTGTTTAATCTATCTTTATGACCGGTAGCATGTGCATATTCATGAAATAATGTTGCATAATATTCAACACTTCCTTTGAATTGCTCAAATTTTGGCATCGTTACATTATCATACAATGGAGTATAATAAGCTTTATTAGAAAATTTATGTATTGTATTAATATCACAATTAGAAATAAATTTTTCTATCTCATTATTTGTGCTTTCAGGATTTTTAAAATTTTCAAAAGGTGGAATTTCACCTTCTACTTGTTGAGCATTAAAGACATAAGCAACATTAGAATATAAAATTGTTTTTTCTTCTCCGGTTTTTTTGTCTTCTTTTTTGTTAATACTATAAACTTGTATTTTATGACCTTTTTCTCCCTTTTTAATCTTACAGTCTATAGACTGCCATCCTTTAAAGGTTGAATATTGCGGTGTTTCATAATCTAGCATTGATAAAGTGAATTGGTTAAAACCTTTATAAATTGTGTTGGTAACGACATTGTAACAACCCTTGTGTTCTATCCAACCCTTAGACCATGCATTGTTATCCATAGATCCACTTTCTAAAATTGCAATAATTTTGTCAGTGGTTTTTTGTGCTAACTCATTTAAATTTTCTTTTCTTTTAGTCATTTTTTTTTCCTTTGGTTATTGTGTACATCTAAGAGTATACAGCATATTTGCTAACATACAAGCTTTATTTTTTATATAAGCATTTTCTAATACAGCCAGGTGTTACCAGGGCGAGACCAGGTAGAACCAGGTGGAGCTAGATAGAAAGATGAAATATGGACATTATGGTTATGGTTGCCTGATATGGTTATGGTTGCATGATATGGTTATGGTTGCCTGATATGGTTATGGTTGACATATTTGCTGACAGATGGTATATTTTAATTTCTTTAACAACAAAGGAGATCACAAAATGGGAAATAGAGCAGTAATAGCAATAAAAGATCAGTATGTAGAAAAAGAGAATACCCCGTGCATTTATTTACATTGGAATGGTGGGCGAGATAGTGTGCAGAGTTTTTTAGATGCACACAATGAATTAGGGATGCGAGGGGCAGAAGACGCATGTTATGCACTAGCACGACTAACGCAAATAATCTGTAATGCTTTAGGGGGTGAGCTATCTTGTGGCATAAATATTTATAGCCGAGCACATACTAATAATTTTGATAATGGGGTTTATTGGCTTGATAATGTAGACGGAAAACTAAGCATTGTTGAAAGGGAATTCGCCCCAGAAGTAGAGCAGACTCATTGGCGAGAGGAAGAACAAGGAGGAGAAGATGCCATGAAAAATAGTATTATTAAATGTATGCCAGAGAGTTATCAAAACGATGGGGTAATTAAAAAGTGCTCAATCAAATAATATTATTTATTAAGTTGTTTTTATTAATATCAACCCCAATAGTCCTTTGGCTATTGGGGGTTTTAATTTTAACTAACCAATAGGGGGAATAATGAGTAGAGAAGAAATGATAGATGATTTAGTGCGAATTAGACTTTATGCTATGGAAGATGATAGTAGAGAAAAATTATTAGAATGGATTGAAAATTCTATGTATGCAGAGTATGAAGATGTTGACGAAAAAAATCTAAATTTACAGTTAACTTGGCATAGTGAGGGAATATTTAGTGAGGAAATATAATTAGTTTACATATTTGCTGACATATGGTATATTTTAGGTTCTTTAAACGATAAATAAGGAGTACAAAATGGGTAGATATTATAATGGTGATATAAATGGCAAATTTATGTTTGCCGTGCAACCAAGTGATGATGCAGACAACTTTGGTGTTTATGGTCAAGCACCAGATGAGCTTTATTATTATTTTGATGAAGAACACATATCTAGTATTAAACAAGGTATTAATGAGTGTCTTGAGGAGTTAGGCGATTGGAATGACAAACTTAACAAGTTTTTTAAAGATAGAGGTGGTTGGAACGATAAGATGCTTGAAGATGAAATTGGTCTAAAACAGAAAGATACTACAAGGATATTAGGTTTATATGCAAGACTAAGATTAGGTAGAGAAATATTAAAATGTGTACAAGAAATAGGTTCTTGTGAATTTACAGCAGAGTGCTGAGGGGGTAGAAAATGAGAAATAGATACGCACATTGGTGGGAAAAAGCCGAGAAAGATTTTGTCGGTAAAAAGATTATAAAAGTGCAATATATGTCCAGTGAAGAATGTGAAAAAATGGGGTGGGATAGTTCCCCTATTTGTTTGTTACTTGACGATGGCACTTGGATATATCCGTCAAGAGATGATGAAGGAAATGATGGTGGGGCATTGTTCGCAAGTAACGACGACAAAGATTGCCCAGTTTTATCGGTAGGTTGGGAAAATGAATTTGAAAAAAAAGAGGAGGCAAAATGACACAAGCAGAACCTGAAAAGGGAGTTGCAGAAATTATTCTTAGTTTAGAAAACTCCATGATAACAATGCGACATGGTGAGAACAATCAAGTTTTATTTGCTGGTAAAGCATACAAAGGCGACTGGGGAAAAATTATTAATTTTATTAGAAATAGAGAGGAGGTAAAATGACACAAGCAGAACTTCAAAAAAGATTTGGTGAGATTTGTAACAAAGAACATTGGAAAGGTGAAATACATTGCGTTATAGATGCAGATAAGTTTGAGGAATATGATAGTGCATGTATTCATTTTACCGGTGGTAGATTACAGACATTATCTGAAGGTGAATTAAATGATGGTACTAAAAGACTAGAAGTTTTTTCAGAAGGTTATTGGTACCACATTGGGAGTTAAATAATGATGATGGTATTTATTGTTGGTTTTGCAAGTGGCATGATGTTCACGGCACTAGGATTATTAATTTTTATGCATCACCAAGAAATGAAAAAGTTTAGATAAGATATGGTAAGGAGTTAGCTTTCTCCTTGGGTAGTTACCAGCATAGAGCTGCAAGTTATGAGAACGGACTACTAAACAAAAAAGCATACTTTTAGCAATATGGTTATGGTTATGATTGAGACATGGTTATAAGGATCTCGGTTATGGTTGCGATATGGTTATGGTTATGGTCATATGGATATGATTTAACCAGGACCATGGCCCTCGGCTCACGGATCACTAGAATTTCGTAGCAAGACTCCTTGTCATTGGCATTAAGAATGTATGATTTTCCACCAGCACGATTGTTGTCAATGTGCCAATTCCATTGCCATTTAGAAAGTCCTCTATTTTCAACATGTGTGGCCTTTAATTCAATCCAAAAAGATTGACTTTTAATGCAACCGTAAACGTCCGGTATTCCATTGATAGTATGGCTTTCTAGGCGAAAAAAATGCCAATTTTTGTGTGTTTTTTGGCTTTGTTTAATAAAAGTCCACAATTTTGACTCATTCATTGACATATTTGGTGAAAAATACCATATTAAAGGTATAATTTACATTAAAATTTGGTGTTTTTATGAATATTTACTTTAACGACAACAATAAAATTGAAATTGATATATTTGATATTGAAACTTTAGAAGATAGCGATAAATTTTTGTATTTTTACCTTGCCTTACCAAAGCAAGTAAAGAAAAAATTTGAAAATTGTTACTATCAAGCATTTTGTAAAAAACTTTTACAGAAATCTCAACCAAAAATAATTCACACAGATGTCAACAATGTTACTCACATTGAGGTTCACCCTGAAGATATTTTAAAAAATATTAGAATAATTAAACAATGCATAGAAAATGAGAAAAATTAGTTTATTCAACTACCTCACCTTGCACAATAATGGTATTTGCACCTATTTTGTTTTCTAATTCTTGTAATCTCTGCTCTAGTTGTTCTCTTGACATTCCCTCTAAGGTTGAGTGTTGAATTTCTTTTTTATCCACAAAAAGTCCAGCTAATTGACCAGAACGATATTCTGCATTAATAGACGCAGTAAACTGCCCTTTATTTTCTGCCCCATCTCTTAGTCTTTCAAATGTTTTATATCGCCTTAGTTTGTCTTTTTCATATTTTTCCTGTTCTTTTGCCAACATGTTCTCTAAGGCCAAAGTAATGTGTGGATTTGCCGAAGGATCTAACATTTTAGAAGCAATAGTGGCAGCAGACCTATAAGTTTTGCCATACCCGGCTTTTTGTGCAGCTTCAACCTGGCTTATTGAACCCCAATTTTTAACAAGTAGTTTCAAAAACTTCTTTTGTTTGGTGGTCAAATCTTTTTCTGTTCGGTTTTCAATTAATTTGCTTCCCATGTGTCATACTATATTCCAAATTCCTATAATGTAAATACTTAGAAATAAAAAAATAAAAAACTTTTTCTAAGAAAAACGATCGAAAATTGTATAAATATTCCTATTTTTTAGGAATAATTCCTAAAATATTCCTAATAGTGTACTCTATATTGTATTGTATACTTACTATATTTGCTTATTTTTCCTAATTTCCTAAAATATATTTAAAAACTTTTATACTTTTAAAGTTTTTTTTGTAAGTAACTACATTATAAGAATTTTGGGATTTTGGAATTTAATTAAGTTTACCAGATGAGTTGTTAACACGGTCATAAGTTTCTGGTTGTTCTTTTTCTACCCATTGCCAAAACTCATGTTGTGTTTTTCTGTTTGTTGTGCTTACCAAATATTTATACCATTTTGCACAACGTGGCTCTAACTGTGATTCAATTTCAGAAAATTTTATACGATAAAGCTTACCTTCAATATCTGCACCCCAAAGGTCATATCCCATATCTAAAGTTTTTTTACAATCTTGTAATATTTCATTCATACCATCTATCTTTTCGGAGCTGTAAGGTACTTTAAATGAAAGTAAATATTTACAAAGTTCTTGTATGTCCCATACAACATCTAAAGTGTCCTCGTCTATTTTTACATCTCGAAAAATAATCCATTTCATATTTAATCTGCCTCTTGGTTTTTTTCTAATCTAGCTTTTTGTCTTTTTACCTTGGTAATTGTTTCATAGTGATACTCATTATTGAGCCGTTTTGCCCTTGATCCATGGCCCGTGGTCCTATACCACTTGTCATACGCACGATGATACTCACGGTCATCGTCAAAATCTACACGCATCGGTCTTGACTCTAACTCCTCAGCAGTTAAAAACTGCTCTAACTTAGTTTTCCTTCCCATTCTATCTCCTTTTATTTTTTATCTTGCCAATGATAACCTAAAGTAACTTTATAATGCGGAATTTCAGTATACGGGTTATCATAAGCATATTCTCTATCCAACCACTCACTAAAACCCTTACTGTCATCGTTATCAATAAAATGCTCTAATGCTTTTCTGCATAAAACTCCCTCTTTCGCAAGGTGCATAATGTCCCAATGCCCATAATCTTGCCAATTTTCAGTATCTTCATTATGTTCTTCTACAATCATTTTTTTTAACTCTTTGTAGAGTTTTTCATAACTTTCATTATCACTTAACCATTTATCTGTCATCACAACCTCTCTACTTTTTCTGCCACATACTTCGGTGCGTGGTCATCTAAATAATTTTGTAGCATTTCCATTTCTACATCACTAAGAGAAAATCTAATAATAAGCTCTCTTTCAATACCATGTAGCTCTACCTCTGACTCGGTATCTACGATATTGTGCTTAATATTTTCAATTACATTGGATATGCCATATACCAAATCTTCTGCATAGTGTTCCTCTTCGTTGAGTTCAATTTCTGCTTGTTCTTGTTGATCCATGTAAGTATCTAAATCTTGTTCTGGTGTACCTCTAGCCATTTTGATTACCCCCTATTTGTTTCTGTTCATCAAGTTCAATTGAATTAATAATTTCATGGTAAGTGTCTTGTTCTTGACTATCCCATTCACATAAAGGTTCAACATCACCTGCTTCATACGTTGCCATAGCATCTTCTTCACTATCCGCCATAATAATTTTTTGTACCTTATAAGTGTAAGTGCCTTTAATTAAATATTTTCTCATCTTGCTATCTCCATAATTGTTAAAAGTACCTAAAGTTTAACACAATGTAAGCAAATCTCAAGTGTTTTGAAGTTATTTATCTACATAAAGTTCGGTTTCGTGCCTTTTAAGCAGACTTTTTATGTCTGTATCATTACTCCTAGCGACACACCAACGTTGAATAAACTCAAGCAACATAAAATTACGTTCAAAGTATTCATTGCCTTGTTTACGAAAAGCACGATAAACATGGTGTAATTTACTCTCAGTTACTGCATTATTTTGTTCTCGCATACCTAACAGAAAAACACCCTCTTGAGAGCCAACTAGGTCTCTCATTCTATGCCATATATTGTTTGATTTACCGATTTTGATCATGTCATCACTTTGTAAAAAATAAATCATGGCAGGGTAACGATGTACTTCAAATAACTCATCGTATTCTAAACCTTCTTCAACAAAACGTTTTTGAATTTCACGAGCTTTTTCTCTGGCCTCATCTACTGACATACTAGGAAAGTAACCAAACACTTTAGATTTATGCACCGTACCGGAGCGATAATCAAAAGCAAAAGAATGACTGCCTTTTTTAGAATAGTTGACCAACAGACAGTTGACTTTTTCATCACGAATGTAAAAAGACCGACGACCTGCCATCATGACATGCCACTCCACCAAAAAATGATCGGATAAATTTACAAGTTTATTTTTAGAGCGAGTTCGCCCTGTAGATTTTTTGTTATAGCCTGGAGTTTTATAATGGTATCGGCTCATAATCAAGGTTTATAGCAAAAACAAATACTTAAAACAAGTTATTTATTTAAAGTAAAACCTTAAAAAGCATGATCTTGAGGTGTTTAGAAAAGAGACAACAATGAATAAACTAAGACCTAAACACCTCTCAACCAACTTTAAACAACAAAGGAGTTCATTGTAAAATGATAAAAAACAATGAACACATTCATGATAAGATTAAATGTTGTTTAAATCAAGAATTTTCTTACAATTTTATAGGATTAACAAACAAAGTGGTATCAAACTGAGTAGATGATTGTAAAATTAAACAGCGTAAATCTTTAATTTTTGCCCTAATTTTACGTTTTTGCCGTAATCCGTGGCTCATGGCCAATCTTTCCCACAAACGCTGATATTCGAGCCATTTAAGCTGTCTATGGCTAAATCGAACACACCCTTGGCGTACTAAACGTAAATAAACATCACGAACACAATCAGGATCAAGGTTTGCCCAATAACAAGCGTGTTGAAAGTCTTGGCTATCTTCAAGTATCCAGTTATGGGCCTTGGCTTTGGCAATGGAGCGTTTTCTGTCTTGACTTATAATTAAGGTATCTTCAAGAGCATTGGCAACAACTCGTCGCCATAAGCGAGTTTCAGGCGAATAATCATCATCGTTTAAAAAATCAGCGTGTACTTGTAAAACGTCAACGCTTTTTATACTCTCATCCATAAGCACATCATATTAGTGTCCGTATACCTGAACCATATATGATAGAGCAGTTTCATACAAGCGTAAAAATTGAGGATCGTAACCTTGTTTCTTGTAAAATAAATAGTCATCAAACAAGGTATTTAAAAAGTGGCAACGTTCATATCCAGACAAGGTTTCAGGATCAATCAAACCTTGTGCGAAAAATTCTTTGTCAAATATTTCGCTCCAATCAATGTTATAAATTGTTTTTGTGTCTGCCATAAAAAAAGGATGACACATAATGGTAGGTGTGTCATCCAAGGGGGTCAAGCATAGGGCTTGACAATGAAACTAATCTTCAGAAGGTATGTCTTGATAATCATTATACTCGTCTACCACTTGCAAATCAGGATAGCTCTCTAACTCTATCTCTGCGGCAAGTTGAGCATCAATATCTGATAATCCTAGACCTCTAAACTTATCGTACAATTCCTCTAATAATCTTTCTTTATTTAAACAAGACATAATAAGCTCCTATAAGCTATCATCTTAAAGATTTTTATTTATTTCTTCAAGCAGAGAACTATGTGATTTTAAAAGCTGATCTAAGTCAACCCCACATTCTTTTGCAGTTTCTAATTTTACCCAATCGTGTTGCCTAACATTTAACTTTTCATGTGTTTTAAGATACAAAGTCAACCATGCCACCAAACATTGTAGGTTGTCTGCATATTCACAAAATTTTTTAAAATCTTCGACTTTTTGTTTATCTAACATATTAACCCCCTAAAAAAATTCTATTTCTAGTTTTTTTACTGCACCGTCCTTGTATGTAGCATAAACCTTGTATTCGCCATCACCATGACCAGTTTGTGATACAACGGCACTACTTAATTCCCCACCTTTATTTTTATTTCTAAGTACTTTAATAATACCATCCATACAGAAGTCCTTTAAAAACGGATGTTTTTTTACCGCTTCAGGATTTTTCTCTTCAATATTCCAGTAAGTGTCAATATAGCAAGGGTCGCCTATCATGACTGAACCTGAATCAACCCCAAAGCTACCTAATAATCGTCTTTCTTCTGTGTAATCATACGCTTTCATTTTGTTCTCCATTGTCAGTTAAGTTTTCTATCTTTTGAATTTACTCCGTCGCCACACTTGAATGAATCATAAACACCGTACAAGTCAACTTGAACACGTTGCATTTTCGTGCGTTTTTGAGGTCTTGATGTGGCTTTTTTAGGTAATAAAGTTTGATTTTGATACAGATCATAAAGATGACTATTCATCAATTTCTCTGTTCTATTCTCTGCCAAATCAATTAAATCTTTTACAAAGGTAGCTTTTTTAATCTGAGCTTCTGTTAATAAAACTTTTTCATCTGTCATTAACTTTAATTCAAAAAAAAGCGTTTCGTAAAAGTGAACTATTTTAAGCAAAGAAAATATGTCTTTATTATTATTTTCCATGGTTTCACTCAATAATTTATATAAATCTTGTTTCATATGACTCCTATTGTTAGTAAACAATTTAATATTACATCAAATTGACTGACATTCAAGACTTTTTTTCTGCGGTAATTATGGCATGACCAATAAACCAGGCGATTTGAGGTACGATAGCATTACCTAATCCTTTGATTCTTCCGACTCGACTTTTGTCCAGTTCATAGGAAATCCCATCAGGAACTCCACAAAGTTCGGATTGAGTTTGCCACCAGTTTTCTTGGGCAGTGAATTGGAAAGCATCTTCTGTTTTGCTGTATCCATGTTCTTCCAATCTGCCGCTTGAGGTGTCGGATACTGTTCTTGTCGCATCATCATAGTCGGTAGACTGTCCGAGTTGCGACTCATTGATGCTGGGCTTAGCGTTGAGTCCTTGTAATCCCTCGCTGCTGGTGTTGGGTACATCTTCTCCATATGGTGTACTGCGTCCTTCAACTTCACGCCATACCTCACGCCCTTCTTGTTCTTCCTGGAGAAACTGCCATTGTGGAGATCTACATTCTTGACCACTCCTCCCTCTAAGTCGCAGGCTCTCGGTGTCGGATACATTCTCACTGTGTCCGCCAAATTCAAGCTGTGACTGTTTTTGCCATCCTTGGTCAGTCTGCGGTTGTTCTTGGTCAGCTTTATGTCTGGATGCTCTATCTCTTGAGTTGTCGGTGTCGGATACTGCTTTATATCCGATAACCCAGAGTCTTTCCCTTTTGTGCCATGCACCAACGGATGAAGCTGGAATAATAAATGTCCTTGTGTCGTAACCTTCACTCGCCAAGTCCTGGAGCACGGTGTCAAGACCGAGTTTAATGTGTCCACTAACGTTTTCTCCAACAAACCAAGTGGGCCTACACTCTTGGACAAGTCTAAAAGTGTCTGGCCAGAGGTGTCTTGGATCTTCTTCGCCTTTTTGTTTGCCTGCAACACTAAAAGGTTGGCAGGGGTAGGAACAAGTGAGGATGTCAATGCCATCAACTCCTGTTCTTTTTTTGATATCTTCATAAGTCAACTCCTTTAAATCATTAAAAATTGGTATATTAGGAAAGTTTTTTTGCAATACTTGTCTTGGGTATTTTTCTATCTCACAAAAGGCAATGGTGTTGATGCCTAGTTCACGAAAAGCTATCGCCCAACCACCAATACCTGAACAAAAGTCTAAATGCTTAATTGCCACACATTCCCTCACATTCATCTGCGAAATCAAAAGCAAACTGTTCACATAATTTATCATCAAAATTAATCTCATCTAAGGGTTTACAACTATAGTGTAAAAACATTTCATTATTAATTATTTGACTCTTTTTGTTTTCGTCTGTATTTCTTATCAAACGATCCATTTTAATTACTTCATCCCACTCTTTTTGATTTTGTTTTAAATTATGCCATTCTTTATTTGAATGGTACGGACAAAAAGTACAGGCACTTCTTGGTGGCTCTGGATAATTATTTTTTTTCATCCATGCAAGACAATCATTTCTAGACATGCCTTTTTCAATCAATGGGTACACATTTTGAGCGTACTTTAATATATTTTTTTTCATGCGTTGCATTTCATCATTAGAAATACCGATTAACATTTCAACTTTCCATTTAGTCTTATCAACATGCTGATACCTTTGATAGCCCATCATTTCTCTTACCTTGTTGGTAACAGGTCTTACCTTATAATCCCTAGTGCATTGTCTTATTAAAGAACCACGCTTGTTGGTTTTTTTATCCAAGGTATAAAAAGGCACAGTAAACTTCTTAAGTTTCCCATCAGCAGCGTCTATAATATCTTGTTTTAAATTTCTCCACTGCACTTTGTAAACGGGATAGGATAGTTGTTTTTCTAACCAAGCCAAGTGATCATATACATCTTTAGGTTCTCCTCCGGTATCCGAGAACACAGCTCCGTCAACCATGGGCAGTTCACCTTTTTCAATCATCAAGGCAATCGTTGTGCTTTGCACTCCTGCCCCAAGAGACAAAACTCGCAATGTTTTCATATCTCGTTTCCCCATACATCCCAACCATCTCTGTGTTCTCTTGCAAATAGTTCTATATACGGACCATGTGATACATTCTCAATCTTTTCATAAAACTCCTCTGGTTTTTTGGAATGTTTGTCTTTTGGTTTAAGTATTAAGGTGCTTTCGTTTTTAATTTTTGGTTTTAATTTACCTTTGACACCAAACAAACAAATTTCATGTTGCCCTCTAAAGTAATAACCTAAACCAAATGAAGTTTTTGCCCAAACTATATTAGTTATATATCTAAACCCCCAATGTTCCATAATGTCCAATCCATCTTTTAAATAGTTATTGGTAACCCACATATACAACCAACACTCGTCATCAGCTATATCCTGAACAGGTAACTTTTTAATGTCTGCTGTTTTCATTAACGAGTAATGTCGGTCAGCACCACGCTTAATTTTACCACCACCTACTTCATTCCAAGGTGGGTCAGCATAAATGGTACGATATTTTTTATTAGGAAAAGCTATCATACCACTTCACCAAAATCTTTACCCAAAGCAACATCAACTTTACTAGGTACTTTTAATTCCACACAAGTTTCCATAGCTTCTTTAATTTGTTTGGCTTGTTTATCACTCTCTACATTAAAACATAGTTCATCATGCACTTGTAATAAAGGTTGATGTCCTAATTCAATACAATCAAGAATAGCTTGTTTGGTTTGATCGGCAGCACTACCTTGTATTAAACGGTTGAGTGCTTTATAAGTAAACGCTCTTTTAATATTTGATTGGCCGTATTTAGCCGATGCGTTTTCAAAACGCTCTGGCGTATGTATGCCAAAATCACGAGTCTCCCACATATCAAACCGACATTTACGGCCTAACTTAGTTCTAATAACACCTTCATTGTCTGCTTTTTTCATACACATATCAGATAAATCTTTGACAAAAGGTACTTTTCGGTTATATAAATTTATTAAGTCATGAGCTTCATCATTGGACACCCCTAGTTGCACACCTAACTTATTTTTACCCATACCGTACATCAAACCTAATCCAATGGTCTTGGCAGATTTACGATCAATACCTACCAAATCAGCCACCGTCTGATGAAAGTCAGCATCACCTTTTTTATACGCCTCTACCAATTCATTAGAACCTGCAAAACCATCACCCACACTTGCGGCATAATGCACCACAAGTCTTGGTTCTTGTTGAGAGTAATCAAAACTTCCCCACTGACAACCCTCTTCAGGTAAAAATAAACCTCTAATCAATGGACCAAACTCTTTAGATCGTGCTGGTAGTTGTTGTAAATTAGGATTTGACATTGCTAATCTGCCAGTGGTTGTGCCACCTTGCTCACTTTTAAGTTGTCTTATCTCACTGTGTATGCGACCTTTGTGTTCAAACTTTAATATAGAGTTTATAAAAGTGTTTTGAAACTTATTAAGTTCTCTTGCTTGAACAATTAATTTGCTAATATCATGTGGTGAGTTGCTCAACCATTGTTGAGTAAAACTAGGTTCTTTTGACTTTGTTGTCTTAGGGTAATCAATACCAAGCTTGTCAAAAGCATGACCAATCTGTCTTGCCGCCCAAATATCTACATTAGTGCCTGTAAGTTTTTTAATCTGTTGTAGAACTGTTTTTTCTCGGCTCATAAAGTCTTTTTTAAGTTGAGTCGCTTTTTCAACATCAACTCTTATACCTTGCATACGCATGTTGATTAGATGAGGTAATAATTTACTCTCTAAATTCCAAATTGTGTTTAAGTTTTGGTTTTGAATTTCTACTTTAAACCTTTGCCACAACAGATAAGTAAGTCTTGCATCTTGTTCGGCATAGAAACCAACATGCTCTGCTGGTAACTTCCACATCTCACCTTTTGGATCTACCCCATGCTGTTGTGCTGCTTCAACCAATTCTGTCTCTGCTTTCAGTTCACCTAAATAATCTTTAGATAAACTGTTGAGTGCATAGCTATAACGGTTCTCATCAATCAATGCACCCGCTATCATGGTGTCTACGATTGTTCCGTGAACCGTGATCCCTGACGCTTGTAACCAGCCTATATCGTATTGAGCATTATGAAATATCTTTGTTCCTGGCAAAGCACATACATCTTTCATGTACTGCCAAACTTGTTCCTTGATTAAATTACCACCACCCAGATGTCCAAAAGGAAAGTAACCTTGCCAACCCGCAACGGCAACAGCAAAGCCCACTATCTCTCCAGACTTAGTAGCCCAACCTGCACCCATACCAGTGTTAATACCATCATCACGAGTTTCTAAATCAATGGCGATTTCATCGTATCCACTCAAATCCTTGTACTCACTAGGAGCTGACCATATCGATTTTTTAAAACTAAAGTTTAACTGTAATCCATCACTGTTCATATTTACTCTCCTGTAAGTAAACAAAATAATCTTCTCCCATAGGATAGTTATATTGATGATCGGTTGATAATAAATGTAATGTATCTTTAGCCCTTGTTGCTCCTGTATAATACACTCGTTTTTCGTCAGATTGTTCTTCTCGGTTTTTATGACTAAAGGCAGAAGGCCAGTTGGTTTTTGAGTACAGTAAAACATTGTCAGCCTCTCCACCTTTAACTGAGTGAATGGTGTCAATAATAATCTGTGGCTCTTCATCCAAAGCTTTTTGTCCGTAATTTTTTAACAAACGCACAAAATAATTTACTTGTTCTGGTTTAAAGTTACGCTGTAATACTTTCCACCATACTAATTCCTTTGTTTCTACAGGTAAATCAAGACCACAAAACTCAACTAAATAATCAAAATCATAGATATCAGTGTTTGGCATCTTTAACCAAAACTTTTGAGTTCTATAATCTGGGTCTTTTATATCACGCAAATACTGATACATAGTTTCAGACCATTCCTTACTCAATTTCTTTTGATTACATAAACGAGTCCAAGCTTTGATGGCAGTCCATTGTTTTTTATCAAAGGACTTTGTACCAGAGTTGTTAGAAAAATATAAACCTGCCTCTTTAGCACACATACGCAATTCATTCACAGTTGTGTTGACACGACCTAAGATATACCAAGTGCCTTTAAGTTCTGTAATTGGCACTTCTTGAAAACTCAAATATCGTTTTACCGTGCCTTGTTTGTCTTGACAGTCATATTCTTTTTCAACACTGTCTAAAATGCCACGACGAATTATTTGTGAAAAATGATGAATGGCTTCACCAAAACGACGAGTCTTTCTTAAAATAACTTTTCTACCTGGAAAGTATGTGGTGAAATATTTAGGATCTGCACCATTCCAACGATAAATACCCTGATCGTCATCCCCAGCTAAGTAAATTCTTTTTACATTGTCTGCTATTTTGTAAATAACTGACCACTGCAATGGCGTAAAATCTTGTGCCTCATCTAAAATTAACACATCCAAAGGTGGGAAGTTTACTTCATCTACTGCTCTTAAAATCATGTCAGTAAAATCTATAAAAGAATCTTTTTTATAATGTTCGTATGTCGATATTTTTCGTAAATATATATCCATAGAATCTTTTTTGTATGACTCTTTTTTGTAAGTTAACCTTGGGTCTTCCATCATGTTACGAGCTTTATCATACACACCTAAAGACCAATCTTTGTAAGTGAAATTATCATCAGCTAAACGAGTGTCAGATGTTTTTATTATCTTTGCTTCCATTGCATAATCTAACATGCAGTTCTTTGGATCAAATACCTCTTCCTTAAAATAACGACGACAATACTTATGAAGTGTTTTAAAACGTGTAAAATCCTCTGTGGTAAATTGTGGAAAAGCAGCTAATGCTCTATCTCGTGCTGTATTAACAGCTTTATTGGTAAATGAAATGAAAGCAATGCTATTTGGGTGCACTCCTTTTTTCAAATAACCTTTTAATACACGTTCTATCAAAGTGTGTGTTTTACCTGTACCTGGTGGACCAAATATCTTAATGGTCTTGTGGTGCAGAGCTTTCTGTTTTTCCAGTCCTGAATTTTGCATGATAGTCGTCGTCAATCTCACTTACTGCGTGTTTTGTTTTTGATTTGCTTTTTATTGCTTGATGACTCACAAAGTCTGGCATCTTCACCCACCATATATTTTTCTCTCCTTCATGATAATCCTTACGCTTACATTCTAACAGACGAAGAGCATCAGCGGGAGTGTTAAATACCCCGTTTGCCTTTTTTTTCAAGAAGTTAGATAAGGTTATCTTTTTAAAATAACAAATATTACTTTTAGAATCCAACACGACATAACCATCTTTTAATTTGTCAAACTTATCTTGTTCAATGTGAGACTCAAAAAAATCTTTTAAAACTCTATATCGTTCTTCTTCAACAGTGTCTTCATATAAATGATCTTTATTTTCAACTGCTTTCTCCACTATGCCTTTCATCAACAATTCAAAAGGCACTGGACCTTTTCTTGGTTTAGGTAAAGACATCCAAAATAATTTATATTGCAATAGTTTTACCCTAAAAGATTTTTCATCTTTCATATCACTAGGAGTAACCATCACATGCTTTCCCTCATAATCAAACTCATAGAATATTGTTTTGGTATCCATGATATATGTTATGTTATCAAACTTATCTATGATGTCTGGGGTTGCTTCACCAATACCAAGTCGTCTTGTTTTACACAGCTCTTTGTTACAAATAGGTTGAAACTCAGGGTGTTTCGGTGGACATTGAAACTCATACCCTTGTTTATGCACAGACTTACACAAATTAGTAACTTCGTTTTGTCCTAAAGGTTTGGTAAAAATTTGGCTATTTCGTTCAAAAGCAACTTCTTCAATTTGTTGTAGAGACAAACCTTGATTCTTTTTCATCTCTAACACCATGACATTAAATAAATAATTATTACGATTATTACCAGACCAACCTTCTTGAACAAGTTTTTGCACACAAGGTGGATAATGCGACCATTCACTTTCAGCATCATACTCTGCCACCGAAAACTCATAAAATTCATCTGGGTTAATCTTTCTTTTGTTAGCAAATTCAATAAAACGACCAACCATCATCGGTGTATTACTGTCATCAAAGCCATATTCCATCGTTGCATTACAATTAAAGTAAGGCATATTAACTGCTTTATTCATTGGAAAAACTTCATCAGATAAAAAATATTGTTCGTTTATCTCATTAAGCTTTTGCTTTACTTTAGTTACTTTTGCCTCATGTTTAAAAAATACAAATATATGTAAACCACCAGATTTAGACTTCACCGGAACAAAAGGTAATTTATACTTTGAAATTATTTCTACATATTTTTTTTCAGAATAATCTTTATAATTATTTGGATCGACATCAATACAGCCCCACAAACACTCGTCACCAATCTCTGGTTTAATACCTATGCGAGTTTTTCCGTCAAGATGATCTTTCCAAACATTAGATGTTAAAGATTCTTTTACAGTGACATATTGTGCACCTTTCTTCCCCCTCTCGTCGTCCTCACCCGTAAGTGAGGACTTCAAGTAAGAACTATCATCTCCTTTAAATAAGGAAAATAATTCTTTGTGCATCATTAGAAGGGTACTTTACCGTCTTCAAAATCAGCATCTGCTTTTTTATCTTCAACAACAATAGGTTCTGCTGCAGTTTCATTTGTTGCATTTGATGACATATCAAAATCTTTCGCATCTTGGCAAAACTTATGAGCAGCCTGTAATGTTTTTTCATCACCAGGTTGATCTAACATACGGTCAAAGTTTATAACCCAACCAGTCCATGGTCCCATGTCATTTTGTTCTTGACAAGTGGTTAAGCGATATACTCCTGCCCATGAAGCTGGTGTAAAAAAACCACCCTTCTTACTTTTCATTTTTTTTGAAGTTATCATCGTATTCCAAAGTTTGGACTTTTTTCTTTGTGTTGCCGCCATGCGAATCAATCCTTGTTCCATAGGCTGATAATCTTCATCTAAAAGTAAAACAAAATGATTAGCTGTTTCTGCTACATAGTTACCATTTGGTAAATAATCCTTGTAGTCTTTCTCAGATGCTGGTTTTCTTGATGTTTGTGCCAAAATACTATTGTCACTGTACACATTCTCTGGAGCAACATTACCTGTCCCAAGTTTTGACCATTCAACCCAATTTAAATAATAGTGGCATGGTACAGCAAGGACACCTTTATTTTCTCTTTTATAACCCTCATAGACTGATTTGGTAGCATTATTAAAAATATCACCAATCTTACACCCTTCTATGTATTTAGGATTATCTTCATCGACCTCAGGTGTGGTTTTAGATGCACATTTTATTTCAGGTAATTTTATATCTTGAATACCTACGTTTTCAGTTCCCTGACCTGCAAAATCTTCAAGACTACCTAAATCACCTACCATTATTTCTGTTGTTTGTTTCTTTACTACTTCTTTCTTTGTCGCCATTTTCTTTCTCCGTCAATTTTTAATCGTGGTTTTGTTTCCAACAAAAACGCCAAATAAATCCATTGGTACTTCTCGCCCTTCTTCTATTTCATTACGAACAAAGGCTTTTAGTGTCATTGGTTCTACTTTCATTTTTTGAGAAACATTGTGACCTTTACTTTTCAGTTCAGTTACAAGATTATTTGCATCTGCATCTTGTGCTTTACCAAATTGGAGTATCACATTATTTTTAATCAAGTCTCCAAAGCCATTGTCACGCAACCAAGTAAATGCTTCGTCTTGTTTAGCTTTAGAAATACTTGCGGCATAGTAAGGTTTTACTCCGATAGCAGTGCCATCTTCAAGTTTAATCTCACTAATACCAGCTTCATGCATCAAGTTAGGTATAGACTGCTCAGAAAGGGTTCGCTCTGTTTCCTTTAGCTTCTTTAGTTGCTCTTCCATGTTTGCTACTTCTTTCTGAGTCTCTATTAACTTGTTGCACTCTTTTGCAATGTCTGTTGTCATTGCTGTATCTACACTCACTGTAGATAATGCTTCAAGATCCATAGGACCCTCCTATATTTATTTATAGAAACTCAAAGATATTCTTATTTTCTTGCAATGTCAATAGTGGGATTGTAAAATACCTACCATATGTATGAATATAAAACACAACCATTTGAACATCAAAGAGAAGCTTTGATTAATGGGGCTGAAAAAGAAGTGTATGCCTATCTTATGGAGATGGGTACAGGTAAAACTAAAGTATCTATTGATAACGCTGCGTATTTATATCAACAAAATAAAATAAAAATGTGTGTGGTCATAGCACCTAATTCTGTATATCAAAATTGGAAAGACGAAATAAATATGCACTGCCCAGTATCTAACTCAATCTTTGTTTATAAAATTGATAAAGGTTTTAAATACACTGAGGGCAATTTAAATTTTATTCTTATGAATGTGGAGGCTTTTAGCCATAAGTCAGGAACAAGTTTTCTTGAACAAGTTTTAAAATACTATGGGGTATACTCCATGGTGGTGCTTGACGAATCAACCACAATTAAAAATAGGACAGCAAAACGAACTAAATCTTTGCTTAAATTAGGTAAAATGAGCAAATATCGTAGGATTCTGACCGGATCACCAGTAACAAAATCACCTTTAGATTTGTTTTCTCAGTTTCAGTTTTTAAAAGCAAACTTATTAGGAACGGACAATTTTTATGTATTTAGGGCAAAATATTGTGTGATGCACGACATACCATCACCATCTGGTAAACGAATTAGTATACCGAACTATTACATTAATTTAGATGAGTTAGAATCAAAAATTAAAGCACATTCTTTTAGAGTATTGAAAAAAGACTGTTTAGATCTTAAACCAAAAGAATACATAAAAAGATTTGTTGATATGAAAAAAGATCAGGCAGAGGCTTATGCACATTTAGCTGAGTTTGCCAGGACTATTATTCATAATGATGAAATCAGCTACAACAACAAACTTACAGAGATATTAAAACTACACGAATTGACCGATGGTTTTTACACATCTGATGATGGTCAGAAAAAAGATTTACCATCAGGAAAACTAGATGAACTTTTACACATATTAGAGGAAAGCAGTGGCAAGGTAATTATTTGGGCAAACTATGTTAGATCTATAGAAAAGATTATACTAACTCTGCAAAAAAAATATGGAACAGATAGTGTGGTTGCTATTTACGGAAAAATACCAGCAAAAGATAGACCAGAGATTAATCGTCGTTTTCAAGAGGACAATGCCGTTAAATTTTTTGTAGGTAATCCACAAACCGCAGGTTACGGAATAAATCTTACTAGTGCTAATACAGTTGTTTATTATAGTAACTCCTACAATCTAGAACATAGACAACAATCAGAAGATCGTGCACATCGTGCTGGACAAAAAGGACAAGTTTTATATATTGATTTGGTCTGTAAAAATACAGTAGATGAATTAATTATAAAATCTTTAAAAAATAAAATACAAATCTCGTCAAAAACGCTCGGAGAAGAAATTGACAACTATTTATGAAAATAATAGCCCTCTACAAGGCTATATTTGGGCTTTAAAAAATGTTTTGAACCCAGATGTCCATGCGATTAGTAAAACCTTTAAATTTAGCCATTAGATGCCTTAGATTTAATTTTTGTTTTTAAGATAGTATTTTTCTACTCGATTCATCCATTTTTTCTCATATTCGTCTAACATGACCTCATTCATCAAAAATTTTTGAAAAACTAAGTCTTTGGTGCAAATTAAAATTAAACCTTGTGAAATTTTACCGTACTGTTTTTTGTGAGCCAAAGAATATGCAGCAATTTGATAATAGTAATCTTCAATCCATTCTTCTCTTTTAGGTTTGTTTGATTGTTTAAAATCCGCAATAGTTGGTTTACCATCATAAACACAAACTAAGTCTGTTGAACCCGCCCATCTATTTTCATATGCAAGGCTAACCTCTGTGCCATAAACCTCAGTTAACTTATCTAAATTATCTACGATGGTGTGTGCCATCATCCTAGGTAAAGAACCCTCTTTGCCTAAGTTTAAATATCCTTGACCTTTCATATATTGTTCTAGGACATAGTGCATTTCTGTGCCACGCTTTGCTGCTTGAGCCGTGATCCGTGATGCCTGAGTATAGCCTACTCGCTCACGCCACTTATCTAATGCCTCACTCTTTTCTTTAGATTGTGTGTCTGAAAGTATGTTAGTTACACTGGGAACTTTTTTATTTTCAACATTATATGTTCTTGGACCGTCATCGTCGTTCCTTGTATAGTTAGTATAATCATATTTATTGGTTGTTTTAAATCCAGTGACAGTAAAGGAGCTGTCATTTCTTATTATTTTCATTTCTAATTTCTTGATTATATGTTATTACTTTTTCTAATATACTTAAATTAACTCCATAATACAAAGCTGAAGCTATGATCGCCTTGACATCTTTAGGTAAACAACTACCACCAAATCCTTTTTGTTTAGTAACCTTACTGTGTGAATCATTTATTCTTAAATCCGATACAATGGCTTTGCGTACATTTTCTGGGTTTATGCCAGATGCAGTGCAAAAATCATGCACCTGGTTAAAAAAAGAAACTTTAGTCGCTAAAAAAGCGTTTCTAAAATACTTCGCTAAAATAAGTTCTTGCGGTTCTGCTACTTCAATGTAAGGTGCATTATATATTTTTTTAAAGACATCTGTCCAAAAATCAATTTCATCACCCCCTACTAATACATGTTCACACTCTCTGACATCTTTCATTGCACTCGCCTCTCTCATAAACTCTGGAGAAAAAGCCATGCGTTTACCATAAGTTTTTTTACAGTGATTCCAACCTTCAAGAGATACTGTGCTTTTTATTAAGATGGGCACATCAGGACTTTTACGCACAGTTTCGTGCACTGCGTACATATTACAAACACCTCCTAAACCCTCTGGAGTGCTCACACACACTACGACAGCTTCAGTGTCATCATCTATTTGATTGGTGTTGTATTTTGGATCTACGACTTTTACATCATAGTGTGGTTGTAATATTGATTGAAAAGCTCGGCCAACAAAACCATAACCCACAATTGTTATTTTCATTTTTTCTTTTTGTTATCAGGTGCGTATAAATTATTAAAAGTATACTCCCAATCCATATAACTGTCATGAGCTTCTGCCTTATGCGTCCACTGAGATGGCACGAAATCTGGTGGTCCGTTGCCCGTGACCCACATGGCAGGAGAAGTGACTCTTACTCTGTTATTAGGTAGTGCCACAAAACACCCTTTCCATGGTCCCTCAGTTAGAGCTAATACATGCGACTGTTTGTGTTGTGCTGGGTCATCAGCTATTTCACTATTAGTATAGTCAACGGTAAAGTAATACTTAGCCGTATAAAATTCACCTTCAATACGAGCCAACCAAGGGCTAGAGCTGGTTCTATCAAAAATAACAATAGAGTGCTCTCTCGAGGAGACATCCCAAGGTTGGGCAATATGTGTTTTTATTGGTGGTGGCATTTTATCAAGTGGCTCATCTTCAACCAATGCTGTGATAGGCATACGAGCCCACATAGCACCACCGTGAGGGTTCTCCAAACGGTTTTCTTCATCCTCACAACCCGTAAAAATAACTTGAAAACTTAAACAGCGATCTGGAATAGTGTTGACTGCGATAACGTAGCAGTGTAGAAACTCACCGTGATAAGCACGATGATTGTGTGTAAATTCTTTTCTAACCCAAGCTTTAAGAACTAAGGGTATGTTAGATATTAAATATGACAAGTTTATGTTTTTTTCGTAATTTTATATTTACCTGTTTTCTTTAATGCTGACACCATTTGAGCAACGGTCATAGTTTTTACACCACCTTTACCAGTGCCTTTAGAATAACCTTTAGCCATCTTATTATTAGCCATTTTACCGCCTCTGGCAGTCATCATTTTAGAGTTACCTTTAGCCATTTTACCACCCATGGCTTTCATCATTCTAGCTCCGCCTTTAGCGTAGCCTTTACTTTTTTTCATCCCAGGCATTGAGACCTCCTATTTTGTAAATTTACCGATTGATTTTAACCCAAAACTCGCTCCGATACTAGCCAAAATTGACCATTGTAACCATTCTGGAAAAGTTGATAAGAACTGTATTCCATTTGCAACAT